GTATAAGACCACCGAGATTCCTTAGTTATGATCTTGTTAAAGCACTGGAACTCTTTATAATCCAAGATTCGACTATGAGAATAGAGCTTTAAGTGATCTACTGAATAACTTGTCGCTGTTGATTGTGGAATGCTCGTTATTAAGAGCGTGGCCGTAAGGACATAGGACGCCCCTAAACCTATCTTTCGCTCTCGCGAGCTACCCGCTGCAGCGGCTCGCCTTAAGCGAAGAGATAGTAGCGCGGCTGTCAAGTAGCGAGCGTAATCTTGGGCGATTCCAACAGGTTTACGCACACTGTGGATAACGTCTGTGGATAACTTCATAGTGTAAACCTTACTAGCATGGATGGGAATGGAGCAGCCGTAGGCGAATTACCGAACTTTAAGCGACCCTTTAAGAACTCGATGTCTCCCTGCATGCAGTCCTCATGAAACCATTTAGTATCGGTCCGAGACGGTAGAAGCATTACTACAGTCGCTCCAGTTCTTGAATGATTAAGAGCTGCTTTAGTCCAGTCTTTAATCACTCGGCCGTAAGGTGGATTAAGCCAGACACTATCTCCGTCCCATGTTGCCGATAAGCCATCTCTACGATCCTCATCTTCATGATCTAACCCGAACCATTTATCGCATAGGTGATTCTTCTGACTAGCTGCCGCGTCTACGTCGAATCTATAAACTTCGTTTAGCTTGTCCCATAAGTCCCTAGGCGTAGACCAGTTATCCGTCTGACTCGGTGGCATGTACGCTCTCACGATTGCACTCCTATCATGGCTACAGTCATCGTAGAACAGACGCAGCACTGGATCGTCTTAACGTTGGCTGGAAGGTTATCTGTAATTACACGAATAAGCTGCTCCGTTTCCTTCTTGCAGACTCGGCACTTAAAGCGTAGCTTGTCCATAGTTAGACCCTTTCAAGTTCTCGATTGGCTGTAGATTCTGTTGCGTAACCCACCATGTCGGCTGTTTAGAGTTACGGTACTTGGGCCGCTTGGCCATGGCTACGGGTATCCAGCCCGCTAACCTGTAATTAGGGCTAGTTCCGACGACAAGAATCGCCACGTCACTATTCCGATCATTCTCGTAGATAATCATCTGGCCAGTTTCGTAGCGCGTCCACTTGACTTCTACAAAGCTTCCCACGTCTGCCGAGTCCTTGAATCGTGAAGCTCTAGGATCGAACTCCACGAAGCCCAAGAACCGAGCCACTAAGATCTCGGCCACTATTGACTCGGCTACTTGGGCGACGTATTCGTGAAAGTTTAGACGCTTGTCGTATCGACTTATGTCGTCGGCTTGCCCATGAACTTCGGCTATTCGTTCCAGAGCTACAGTGTGAGCTAGAACTTTATCCTCGATCGTAGGTTTAACTCTCATCTACACAGATTACAGAGCCAGATTAACTTCTCTCGCCCTTGGCCCTTGGTATAACCGAACTTATCGAACTTTACGAGCTTCATACAGCTGTCGCACTGTTCGATCTTGTATTCGGCTATTACTTCGCCATTCTCGTAGAGTCGACCTGTCATAGTCTGCGGGTTGATAATCTCCATGTATTTACTCATCGTTAGACCTGTGGCTTCCACTTGCCATCGCTTGTTAACACGTACCACAGCGGCGAACACTGAGTCGCTTTAGTCTTCTCGACGCAGAACCAACCGCCCCAAGCTTTACCCGTCTTGGCTTCGCCTGTCTTGAAGATTCGATGGCCATGGCTGCACTGTGGAGCTTCTGGAATAAGTTCTCCGCCCAGCTGTTTAGCGATCTCGTCCATCGACGAACCGAAGCTAGGAATGCCGCTCTGTTCTGCTTCTGCCGCTGTCTTATAACTTGGCACTTCGCCGAACTTAACAGCCCATGGATCGTAGTCGTCGGCTGTCGAGTTAGCGACCTTGGTAGACAAGCTTTCGACTTTCTCCATGTCCTGTTTAGTAGGACGCTTGTCTGCTCCAAGAAGTAAACCGATAGCTCTACCGATGGCCGATGTAACAGTGTCCTCGACGAAGAACTTCTTCATGTTGACGTTATAAGTAGCTACGTTACCGAATGCGTAGTCTGTTGCCGATGGATTGACGTCTTCGTATTCGCGAAAGATCTGGGCTTGAATAAGTACGAAGCCCTTCTCGGCGTTGAAGTCCACGATGTTAGTCTGGACTCTAGCTGTAGGGTGTGTGGCCCAGAGACGGGCGATTCTTGCGGCTACGTCTTCGTAATTGTCTAAGAAGCTCATTACTTCACGTCCCTAGCTGCGTGACGCGCTAAAGAACGAGCGCGAGAATAGCCGCGTCGTTCCCCTTCACGATAGCCCACTGAATAACTCATCGCTGCCCATAAGATCCCAGCGATAGACATAAATACGACTATAGATAATTCGTTCATTACTTGCTCCCGATACTGGCAGCGACGTTCGCGCTCCCTATGTAAAGAGTGAAGCAAGAACGCCTTTAGGTCAAGATTCCCGCTTAACTGTCGGCGTGTCTTCTAACAGTTTATCCATGAGACTATCCAGTCTTCTTTCGATTCTGTCCACTTGATCTTTTAATGACATTCCGCCATTCGGAGTTAGTTCCCGCATTACTGCTTTAATCATGATCCGCATAGCCGAATAGACGGCCGACATAATCGCTATTACACAACCTACGACGGCCGCCCATTCTGTCGGATTCATTCCCCGTTGACTCCGAAGCTCTTGTCTTTAGGGTTTAGGTAGCGCAGAATTACAGGTAGAACGGCGGCTAGGCCAGCCATGCCGATCGCCTTCGGGTCTTGCACTCCAGCCATGTAAACAGCTAGAGACGCAGCTAAGAAGCTACGCGCCCAGCTTGCGAGTAATGCTTTTAAGTTTTCCATTAGTTTTCTCCTTGGTCTTCGGCTTGGCTGCCGACTGAGTAGGTACTTCGACGACTGGATAATCGCCAGCATAAGCCACGAACTTAGGACGTCCGAAGCCTACGATCTCTTTACCGCTCCCGAATGCCCGCTCTTTAATCATTACCATTCCGCCGTTACGTTGATCGCCTGATCCCGAAGTGTTTCCCTCGATTGTAATTACTGACTTGGGCTTAACTCCTACGACGATCCCGAT